AGTTGGAGCGGCAGCAGGCCGACGCCGATTATCGCTACCTAAACGACAAAGAGTAGGGAGCCAGCATGACCGCTGTGACCGACATCAAGCGTGGCGATGTTCTTGAACTGGGGCGTCACCGTCTTATGTGTGGCGATGCCTTCAGTGCAGAGGACGTAGACGCGCTATTGCGGGGCGAGAAGCCCGACATGCTCTACTGTGACCCGCCATACGGGATACGTGTCGATACCCGCAATCAGGGCGGGCGGCAGCCACATGCGAAGTGGGGGCGACGCGGTGACGTGGCAGAGCCAGAAATACGGGAGGTTGACTATCCGCCTGTCATCGGGGACAGCAAGGATTTTGACCCGCGACCGTTGATTGCACTCTTCGACGATTGCCGCGAGCAGTTCTGGTGGGGTGCCCACTTCTACGCTGAACGACTGCCGCAAAAGAACGATGGCTCATGGTTCTGTTGGGACAAGCGCGGCAAGGGCAATCTTGACAAGGTTCACGGCAACCACTTCGAGATGTGTTGGAGCCGGATGCGACATAAGAGTGAGATTATCCGAGTTCTTTGGTGCGGCATCTACGGGATGAACGGACTCGACAAGCGTCGCCACCACCCGACACAGAAGCCTGTGGCTGTCGCTGAGTGGTTCCTTGAACGCTACAGCAAAGACGGCGCGCTCATCGTGGACCTGTTCGCAGGATCGGGCAGCACCCTTCTCGCCGCCGAGCGCATGGGACGCCGTGCCCTTGTCATGGAGATTAGCCCCGACTACTGCCAGGTCATCGTAGACCGCTACCGCAGCCTGACGAAACAACCGTCACTACTCGAAATCGCCTGACGATAGGGAGCCAGCATGACCGCAGAACTCGACGAAGCCGTCACCGTCGGCGGGCTCCCCGACGAACCCGGCAAAACTATGCACGTCCGGGCGAACGCCGGCGCAGAGTACGTGAGCGGCGCCCGGCTCGAATGGTATGCCAATATGCCGCGTGCCCTGCCCTGGGCATACGACTCGATACAGACAGACTTCGGTAGTGATATTTGGGAACAAATGATGTTGGACGCGCAGGTGCGCGCCACCGTCAACGTACTCAAGGCATCTGTACTCGAAGATGGCATCACGCTCACATCGCCCATCGAAGACAAAGACGACGATGGCTACGAGCAGGCGGCACAACTTGTCGCCGACGCGGAGCGCATGTTCGACGAGATGAACTCGCCGCTCGACGCGGTGCTCTGGGATATGGGCGACGCCGTGGCACTGGGCAACCGTGTTGCTGAGTTGGTGTTCGACTTGGATACCACGCCTAGCGGCAAGCAGCAGTACACGCTCCAAAACATGGCCGTGAAGCCACGCGAGAGTGTGGCCTTCGTGGTAGACGCCTATTTGAACGTGCTGGGCATCCTGGGCCGTATCCCCGGACAGCCGTTCGGTGTGCAGCAGGGGATGCTCCTGGCCGATATCGAGCACACCCCCAACCTGCTGCCACGCTCCAAGTTCGCCGTGTTGACGTTCAGGCCACGCGACGGCGATCCCCGTGGGACGAGCGTCCTCCGTCCCTGCTTCAGTGTGTGGCAGGCCAAAACCCAACTCCAGCGTGAGTGGTTGAAATACCTGGCACAGTTCGCCACACCATCACTCGTCGGGTTCACGGCAGAAGGCTCCCAGCCCTACCCGCTGCCTGATGCGACTGGCGTGCCCATGGTGGACGCCCACGGCAACGTGGTGCTGCGTTACCCCGAACAGGACATGGTGAGTGCGTTACAAGACTTCGCCAACGGCACCGTCACCGCGTTCGCCTATGGCGCCAAGGTCCAGCCCATCGAGATGACGGGCGACGGCGCGGCCTTCCTGAACGCCTTTCAGTTTCTCGACATGCAGATTACCAAGGCCGTGCTGCATCAGACGCTCGCCACCGAAGAAGGGCAGCACCAATCTCGCGCTGCATCGAGCACGCACAAGGACATCTTGGACACGGTGGTTCATCAGGCGAAGCGGCCCATTGAACGGATGCTGTCGCGTGATGTGCTGCGTACCTGGATGCGGCTGAACGGCAACGAGAAGCTACTGCCACTCATGCCGAAAATCACCCTGGGCACGGCAGAAACCGAAGATAAAGCGTCGCTGTGGATGGCGCTCTCGCGACTCTACGCATCCGGCGCCGTGCACCCATCGCAGTTCGCTGAATTGGATCGTATGGTTGGTCTGCCAGAGCGCACACCACCAGACGCCACGGGCATCCCTGTGAAAGAGACTGTCGCTGTCAAAGAAGACGGCGGCATTGTTCAGCCACCAACGGGCGATAACCCGGACGCCGCGCCTGATGACGAGACAGCACCTGTAACCCAAGAGACCCAGGGGTGAACGTGACAGTGCACGCTATCCAGATACCGAAGCGTGCCTGCGACGACCACCCGTTCAGCACCATGCGTCCACACGTCATCTCCACTGAAGGTGGGGCGGCATCGCGCCGAATCGTCGCCGATGTCTGCTACGTGTGCGACGAGTGCCGAGCAGCGGTGTTCGTTCGCATCCGGCTCAGCATTGACGGGACAGACGCCTAACCGTCGAATATGCCCTCAACTCAGTGGTGCCCTTGACCGTTGGCATCAGGGGTTGACGGATGCTTTCGAAGAAACCGCACCCTGATTTCGGTGTCGTCCCAGCACACCGGACAGATATGCGTGCCAGGGTTGCTCCAGTTAGGCCCAGCTCCCGGTCGCACGAACCCAATGTAGGGGCGCCCACACTCTTCGCACGTGAAGTTGACGTGCTCGTATTCGGTAGCCACGTACGTGCCGCTGGATGCGTCGAAATGCTCCACGAATGACGTTTTGATAGTGCTCATGCCCCAAGTTTACGAGCGCGGGAGTACACCATGCCGTCAGCCGCATCGCTCCCACCGCCGCCTGGTGTGCTCGACAAACCCCACGGCAACTCACGCTTCACACCACAGGGCGTACAGGCCCGAAATGGCCTGATGCAGCGCCCTTCGACGGATGCACGCACCGCACAGCTACGGGACTTCTTACACGCGAAATCCCAAGAACAATTCTCCCGAACCATCGCCCGTGAAGCACAGAAGATGGGCATCACACTCGACGGCCCTATCACCGACAAGGCCGTCATCGAGCAACTCGGCAAACGGGCAGACTTCGCATCGGACAGCGTGCGACGCACCTACCTGAAACAGATGGCCGACGCACAGGCGCAGGGGCTGACACCCACCGACGTGGTTGACGCCAGAGACTACAAGCCCACGCAGGTCTTCAACTACGAGCTGGGCCTGGCGCAGCACAGCGCACTCACCAGCTTCTACGAGCAGAACAGCCACATCCCGGCCATGGCACACGCCGACCCGCCGGATACCGACCAAGAGGACGCCTGCAACGAGTGGATTGACCTTGGCAGCATCGCTGTCTCGGACATCCCCGGTGATTTGCCGGCGCACCCCAACTGCATCCACGCGTGGGTGACAGAGCCGGGGGACGACCCCACGCTGATACCCGCAGGCGCCGACCTTGGCGACGGTGAGACGGCAGACGAGCCTATCCCGGCCAGTCAGGCCACGGCCAAGTGGCTCACCGCTGCGGGGCTTTGGACCGCCGGCATGGCGATTGTCGCCGCATTGGGCGACACCGACAAGCAAGACCAGCAGCAGCAGGCCGATAGCTCGACGTTCACCACTGACGCGACCGCCGAGTTCACCGCGCTGCTCGACGCCACATTCTCGACAGGAGACGCCATGAGCGTGACAACGACTGAACCGGACGCACTGGCGTCTATCACCGAAACGGCCACGCTGAACGACGCGACGTTCTCCGACGACGACGTGGTGGTTCGCACCGGCAAGCTGTTCGAGTGCGGGTCGTACCCAGACAAGCAATTCACATTCAACGAAGACGACATGCAGGCCGCAATTGCAGCCTTCGAGCCTGTGTATGTGGACCTCGAGCACACGCCTACCGTCCTTGAGCGCCGACTCGGCACAGTACAGCGCATCTATCCCGGCGATGATGGGCGTTCGCTCATGGGCGAGGTTCACCTACCCAAGTGGCTCGACGCGGTACTCGATGACGGTTCGCGCAAAGTCTCCGCGACGTGGGATCGGGCAACAAAAACCCTTCGGGGCCTTGCGTTAGTTCGTTCGCCGAGAGTCGCAGATGCCGCGCTCATGGCCGCGTTTGCCGAAGTCGAGAAGTCTCCCGGTGTCCGTGCTGACAACGGCAAATACAGCCGGCACGACACCCCGCATGGGCAGGTAGCCATTCAGGCTATCCACGACACGGCAGTGAAGGGTGGCGCTGTGTGCGCTGTCCCCATGGCGTCAGTCCACGAAACCAACGCGATTCAATCGGTGCACGATATGGCCGTCCAACACGGCGCCGTCTGCGCCCCCGTCACCAATTCCATTACGCCTAGCACCAAGAAGCGACCTACAAGGAGTATCCGCATGAACTTGAAGGATCTATTGCGCCCCGTCATTCAGGAGAAAGCCGATGAGAAGGGCGTTGAATTCAACGACGCCGACTTCGACGCCCTCTTTGATAACGCCGCCGCCGAGAAGGTGGCCGAACTCGAAGCCCGCGACCTGTCCCGTCAGGCCGAAGTCGATGAGCTGAAGCGCGAAGCCGCCGAGCACCAGGCAGCGTTTGCCCGTGTCGAGCAGGAGCGCCGCCAGGCCGAAGCCGTCACCTTCGCACAGACGCAGGTCTCGGCACATCGTGTCGTCCCCGGCGCCGCTGAGAAGCTGGCCGCACTCGTGACCCGCATCGCTAGCACCGATGCCACCGCGACTTTCGCTGACGGCGAGCAGAGCACCCTTGTCCTCCTTCAGGAGTTCATCGACGCCCAGCCCGACCTGTCGGTGTTCACCACGAACAGCATCAAGCCTGAGATGGCTGCGGCGCTGTTCAACACCACCACGACGAGCGATCCGACGAAGCCGTCACTCCAGGCACAGCGCGCCGAAGCCGACAAGGTCCTGGCCGCAACCCCTGAGGGCCGCGCCGCGCTCGCCGCTCGCACCGCTCAGAACTAACCCATACCCCGCACTCGCGATTACCGCCGTCCGTACAGGCCGGCGTTTTTTCATGCCCAGACCATAGGAGAACGACATGCCCACGTCAGCCGCAATGACCTTCGGACAGACCCCGCCAGTCGAGCCGATGATGGACGCGGAAGAAGCTCTTCTCGCGATCATCAACGTGAATTTCCCGGCGAGCACGACCATCGCAGCCGGCACGGTACTCGGGCCGGTCACCGCGACGCCTGGCACATACAAGGCGTATGCGTCCGGCAACAGCGATGGCTCTCAGATCCCCGCCGGCATTCTGCGCCGCTCCGTTGTGACCGACGCCAGCGGCAACATCACGAACTTCAACCAGTGGAGCGCGCCAGAACTGATTGCGCCCATGTACACCAAGGGCACCTTTCTGGTGTCTGAACTCACCGGCCTCGATGCGAATGCTGTCACCGTCCTCGGTGGTCACTACATCGGTTCAGCCGGTGCGACTCGTCTCTTTCAATTCTAATTTGCCGCTCTGTCCTCGCACGGGCGGGACAGGCGAAGAGTACCAGAGGTAAATCATGACCGACTTCCTGTACCCGACCGCCGAGGCACTGAGCCTGGCGGAACAAGACCTGCTGCCCAGGCTCCAGCAAGACCGCTTGGGCTTCCAGTACTTCCCCGTCGTGACCAGCGACGACTTCATCCTCGCCTGGGAGCAGATGGATAACTTCCTCGGCCTGCAGCAGCTGCGCGGCCTGGATGGCGCACCGAACCGCGTGAAGCGAACGGGCGGCAAACAGTACCTGACCCAGCCCGGTGTTTACGGGGAGTTTTCGGTCATCACGGAAAGTGAAATCACCCGACGACGACCGTACGGTGCGTTTCAGGGTCAGATCGACGTTTCCGACCTTGTGGGAATGGAGCAGCGTCGACTCCTTCAGCGCCGTCTCGACCGCCAGGAACTCATCATCTGGACGCTGCTTTCGACCGGCACGTTCAGTGTCGCAACCGCAGAGGGTGCGGTGGCACACACCGACACCTACAGCTTCCAGTCGTTCTCAGCTGCCGTGTCATGGGGCACGCCGACGACGGCAACCCCGTTGGCAGACCTGCGCTCCATCCAGTTGCTCGGACGCGGCCACTCCGTGTCGTTCGATGAAACAGCCGTCGCGATCATGAATCGCGTGACGGCCAACAAAATGTTCTCGAACATGAACCCCGCAGACATCTATGGCCGTCGCACCGCAGGACTCGGTACATTCAACAGCGCCAACCAGTTGAACGCGCTGTTCACCGAGGACGGCCTGCCAAACATCGTGGTCTACGACCAGGGCTACCTGAACGAGAGCGGAACATTCGTCCCGTTCGTGCCGGATAACAAGGTGGTTGTCATCGGTACTCGCTCAGGCAACCCGCCACTTGGTAACTACAAAGTGGTGCGTAATGCCACCAATCCCGGCGCTGCCCCTGGCCCATACACCCAGGTCAAGGAG